CCTCTTCAAATTGGTTTTGAATCTCCCGTTCGGTGAAAGAACTCATTTTTCTTAGTTGCTCAGATTAAGATCGAGGTCGTTTTCCTCTTGAAGCCGCTCCAGTGCTCTCCCCATTTGCTGAAGTTGCTTATCTTTGACAACTTGGCGCTTTGCTCGAATTGCCTGTTCCGTTCTTTTCATGTATTGAATCCGAACTTTTTCTTTTTTATTATCTCGAATACGTCCATCGCCGGTGAATTTCCGAAGACCTTCCGAGATTAGTTCGTCTAAAATCTGAATCATTTCTTCGTGTTCGTCTACGGTTTCCGGTGCGCCGGTCAGTGTGTTTTCTTTGATACTCATAATGATATGTAGTGTTGTATTCTCTCAAGAATCGAGCGGGTGGATAATGATTATCTGATTACATCGTCAGTCAGACAGTGATACGATGAGGACGTTTCCCTTATCTGCGTATTATGTTGTTTATATACATCTTAGCAGATGAGAGTGCTTAACGACTGACCTATACCGAGTACTGCGGCTGTTGAATTCCGCGCTGATTGGTCGGTCGAAGCTATCAATCAGTCCGGCGGCGGTGTCGCAGTCGGTCTTTCTCCAGGTGACTGCGATGATTTGGTGCTGATCGTCGCGTCCGCTTCGCTTCCGCTCTGTTTTTCATCGAAGTTCGTCAACTGTGACGTGTATATAGTATTATGGGCGAGTTGACGAACATCTTCATCTTCTAATTCGTCCAGGTCAGTGGTTGGTAATTCAGCATCGCCATGTTCACCGAGTTTATGCAGATCGTCACCAATCCATACGACACCCCGACCGTCTTCGGGGTTTTGTTTTCTCGATAAGACACCTTTGTCTCGCAGTGTTTCGCAATGCTCGAAGACTTGCTGCCGTGAAATATCGACGGTTGGATACTCGACAATCTCGTTTGTCGTTGGTGATTCTAAGCACTCGAGTGCGTCAATAACTGACCGCATACCGTCGCTCCATGTTTTCACTACTCTACCTTCTCCAGCGAGTGGGACCCAATCAGGCAGGGTATCAGTGTGCACATAGACAACTGCGCCGTTTCCGTCCCGACCGAACCGCATCGCAGCCTGTAGGGTTTCATGCTCTCGCATATGCTGGAGGACTTTGTTACCATATTCGCCATAATCGAGGTCCGACCCTTTGCCTTCGCCACGTTCGGCTACCTCACCGGAATAGGCAGCCCATTTTTTAATATAATGATCGCCGTAGTGGTTGGACCCAATCACTGCGCCTACTCGTTTGGTTTTGAATTCATTAGAACCGAGGACGTTTCCGTAGTGCTTAGTCTCAGCAATGGGAAGGGACTCATCGGCGTTTAGATACTCTTGTTCAGCTGTTGAGGTCGTTATGACCCCGGGTTTTTCGTCGTGCATATCCGCAATCTCATTCAAGAGCGCAGCATCGGCTGCGACGTTTACGTGACCCCCTGAATTGTACGGTTTGATGTACTCACTCGTCCGAATAAGGTTAAGATTCAATGCCTGTTTGATGTACTCTTTCCGTTCTTCATCCTGGAGTACTGACCGATGATTCAAGCGTTCACCGAGACAGTCTTCCCACATATCTACCGTTGGTGTTCCATCGAGCGCAACAATCCCACTTGCATAATCGAGATCGGGAGGTGTCATTATGTCCAGTTGGTTTATCTCTCGATTGAACGTCGCTTTCCGTCCATCGTCGCTTATGTCAGCGTGTTCAAAATCGTTCCCGAGTCTCTCACTTATCAATAATGCAAATACGATTGTCGGGGTCAGTGCGTGCGCGTGGCTATCTTCAAGTACTGCGAGCTCGTCGCGTTCGGTCCCCGTTTCATCGAAGTACACTAATGCCTCCTCGCGTCGCTGTTCATCGTGGCGATGTTCGAGAAGATCAGTCCAATTCTCGAAGGGGACCTCTTCAGTTCGCTGGAGCCATGAAGATACAGCGCCCGGAAGTAATCCGTCTTCGCCTAATGTGGTCTCGAAAGCATCGCCCGGGTATTCATCAAATACGACGGTTCGCCCCTGGGTTACCTTCGCCTTGTGTGCATGAGCATAATGCCCTATCAATACATCGTAATTATCAGGGTCAAAATCCCATTTGCTGGCGTATGGGCACGATTGCCCTTTGTGTTCCTGGCATGGGAGCGGTCTCCCGAGGACATCTTCAGCGAATTTATGAATCGTTTGCGGGGTGGCTCCTCGACCTGACCAATCCGTGACCTCGCGCTTCCATTGCCTCCCATGCTCACCGTTCGCAGTGTGACAGTCTCGATTAAATGCCGGGAGTGTCAAATAATCGAGGTCATGCTTTTCACACCACTGTCGGTATTGCTCGTATTGTTCTTCGTTTCCTCTTCCGGTGGTAATCGTAATCTTGTGACCACTCTCACCAACTGCCTTGATAGCTTCTTTTCCGACCTTCTTCGCTGCCTTGGGTGCACCGTAACTTTTCCCCATAGTCGGGAGGGCTTCAATGAGGACCCTATCACTGCTTTTGTATGCGTCCGCAATGGCTTCGGTCGTGCGCTGCCTGGCATCGTCGATACTGATCGTCGCGTCTGATTGTTCAGCCGTATGTCGCCAATCCCAGCCGCTGCTTTTCTCTTGTGCGAGATTACGAACCCCGGCGGGAAGATAGGAGGTAAACTCCCCGTTCGCTTCCAGTGACGTTCCTTCAGCGCGCTCACGTCCCGGATTAAGCCCGTGGACATCTTCAACATGCTCTAAAACATCGTTATATGTCTGTGGCGGGAGTGCGGTGTATGTATCGGTATTACTGTCGGGGTCATGCTCTTCGCTTTCATCGACAATATCTCCAGTCTCACTGTTGCGTTTAACCAATTCCGAGCGCTGAATAAGTCCATCTTCAACAGCAATAGCGCGCAGTGCTCGGTATGGAATTGAATCGCTATCAGGAAGATGTCTGTTTTCTTTCGCGTGTTTCCACGCTTGAAAGACCTCCAGATCAGTTAGCGAACCATTGGGGCTATCGGCACGTCGTACGCCCAGGTCACAGAGAAGATATGATAGTGCATTATACGCGACATTATATTTATGATCGTATCCGTGAACGAAGCCGTTCTTCTCAGCACAAACGAAATACCCCTCACTATTGCCGTGGTGACCGAAGGGGTTGTTTTGTCTGTCACCAATTGAGAGCCCCGAGACATCGGTAAAGTCCAGATCATACAGTCGTGTTTGTTTTTGTTTACGTGATTGGTCCCCGTCCGCGTCCGTGTTCGGTCTCTGTGTTGAGTCATGATATTGCCCTGTTTGAATCGCCTCATCAACAGCCCGACTACGTGAATCACGCCACTCGGTGAAACCATCATGTTGTTTCGCGAGAGTAGCATTTCGGAGGACCGTTTCAACAGTCCCCCAGTTGTCCTTCAGATACTTATCGGGGTCCAACTTGTCCAGATCATCAGCGCCACCCGGGAGGTCACAGAGATACGTATCAATCTCCTCACCATGAAGGAATTCAGCATTTCCAAACGCACCACGAAGCCCCTCACCGTATTGTGTGATCGTTAGACAGTCCCCTATTGTATCGGCTGTCTCACCCTCCGGGAGCTCTGTTTTGTCAACAGTCGGACGCTCGGCATCGTTCAGCATATAGAGACCGTCGATATTATACTCCCGAACCATATCGACTACGCGGCTTTCATGCTTGCTTTTGAACCGAACGGTGGTCACTGGAGATATGCAACTATACCCCGCCTCATGCAGTGATATAGCATCGGCAATACCCCCAGCGACAAGAAGACGCTCTGTATCATCCCGGACCGTTCCGGCTCCGAATATCGGTTCATCGACAAAACCGCGCTCCTTATTCTTCAGCGCCTTAGTGTATTTTTGATTACCGTATGGGTCCCCGGGGTGACCGTCTTCATCTTCAGCCAATGAGCGGGAGATCGCATAGACGGGATTACCTTCTTCATCAAAATACGGGAGGACATACCGCCCTTGAAAGTGGGGACTGAAGCCTTCGTAAAACAGTCCGGTCCCTTGAATTGCATCGCCCTCGAAGCCCTGACGCATAAGATAATCGAGGAGCGCATTTTCATCGGCTGGGGCATATCCTAATTGTTTAGATTCTATTGTGTCTGTGCTCCAGTCCCGGTCCTCCTCATAATATTCTCTCGGCGTATCGACTGAAACACCGTCTGTATCTGGTAGTTCTCTGTTTAATTGTGCATGAAAATACTCAATGGCAGCGGCAAAGGCATCTAAAGACCGCTCTTCGAGTGATTTGTCCGCCTCTTCCCCTGGTTTCGTGCGGGACGTTTCGGGGTCCTCGACGGTCGTATTATCCTTATCCTTATCCTTATCTTCGCTGTCTTTGTCTTCGGTCAGTCGAATTCCACCGAACCCGTGTTCGGGATTGGTCTCAGCAATAATACCAGCATCGAGCGCGTCCGAGACAAGTTCGTATGCCTGTTGTGAGGAGGCGGTCGTAACTTCAGTTAATTTCTCTTCGATGTCCATCGCGACGGGTGCATCATCATCATGATTACGAACAACAGTCGCAACGTCTTCGATGCTGGCGGACGTGTCTGTTAGGTCCTCACCTCCGTCAGTCAGTGCCACCGGTCGATTATCAGTATAACACCGGTGACATTGCACACCGCCACCAACTTGGTGAGACCGCGTCGGTCGGTCACAAGATCGGCAATGACCAAACGAACGACCGAGTCGCTGGGTGAGTCGTTGGGTGAGGCTTCCAATTCGTTCGCGAACGGTCGGTCGGTCGTGGTCGGTCATTTCATCCCCCTCCCCTTGTCCTCACAGTCGTAACAAATGTATAGCGCCTCATTGAACGGGTCAAGAACCTCTATGAAGAGCTCGGTCGAGTCGGAGTCACGGCGTGCCCCACAAAATCGACACTCATTCCATGGTTTGGGGTGTGGCGTTCCGTACTCATCGAATTGGCTCATTCCCCCTCACCTCCAGTACTCCGGTCACTCGCAGCGCTAAGTGCGCTTTGCCATGTCTCTGTTTGCTGCCGGTCCTCAATCCGCGTGCCGGAGGGTCTTCCGCCTATTTCGCGCACAAGTTCGGCTGCGTGGTCGGGACAACAGTAAGCATCAATCTTTAATAATGGGTCGCGAGATTCATGTTCAATCAAGAACCGCGCCGGTGTATCTTCGTCACATCGTCCACACTTGCACCCGCCGGTTCTCACTAACGCCGCCGGGAGTTCCGCGACGTATTGCACTGGCGGGATTGATAACTCATGACAGTCAGCATAGAACGCAGCCACGTCTTCGCGTGAGGTCCACTCGTATAGCGATTGATTGGCGGTCATTGGTCACCCTCCCCGTCGCAATAATCGCGCTTCGCTTTCTTCTGCGCTTCAATCAATTGCCGGTGTAACTCGGTTATCTTCTCAAGTGATAGCCAAAGGGAAGCGTTCACATTCTCGCCCTGATCGGTGAGACTTGCCCCGCCCTCACCCACACCGTCGCAGTCCACTCGTATTTTTGGTGAGCCATCATCCGGCACGGCGGTGGCAAATACCTTGTCGATATTTTGAATGTGCACAGTCGCCCAACGTGGTTGCTTATAATCTCGATGTATTCGGTTCGCTGGGGACCGACACTTATTACGTCCAACGTCTGACCGTGTGTCTATCTTCAAGCCGGTACGGGTGCCGCTGTTAAGACTCATTGGTCACCTCCTCGATAACCCGCGTCGCAGTGCATAATCAGCGATAGTTCAATGCGTCCAGTGCTGGGCGATTGCTCGTAATTGTCTGTATCTATTTTGTATTTAGTATTCATTTTTGGATGTGTCAAAACACACCCATACATTCAGCCGTGGACCGAACCAAAAACCGGAGGACCAACAGTAAAACCCAAGTAAGATAGAACGTAACTACCTATTAGAAGGGTCAAGTCCTTCGATTGGTTCAGTCAAAACACACCGACTGTATGGGAGTGATATAGGTATTTTCTTGAACCAACCTGAGACCTCACCACATCAAACCCGGTAGTGTGCTGGAAACACGCTATCGGCGGTGAGGGAACAGGTCAATTCTCAAACTGACGGGAGTGACAACATTATCACCCCGTCAGTGAACTTATTCGTTTACCTCCTTTTCATACAGGTCAGAAACCGCTTCGTGCATGTTCTGGAGTTCGTTTTCATCCCGGTAGTCTTTGATTTTGTCGCGTAGATCAGTGCTGACTACCACTGTTGTAGAGTTAAGCAATTGGGACATATTTCCTTCTTAGTTTTAATATCAATCCCCGGGGTTATAAATACTGACCTACAGACACCATTCTCAAGGCTTCTACCGGTCACTCTTAGTTTACTGTCGGTCTTCATCATCGAGCATAGTCTTCGCTATCCTCACCATTGCATTAGTCCCGGGGTCACTCATTCCGTCAGTCGCTTCGACGGTGTCGATAAATTCCCGGAGGTCTTCCTTGTCCTGATAGGGGCTTAATTGAACATCATGGTCACCATCTTCGAGAAGATCAGCAATATCAGCGGCGGGATTGATGCCTTCTTGTTCTTGTTCTTGTTCTTCAGTCATTGGAAACGACCTCCTCATTCACAGCGTCGGGGGTCAGTCCATCTTCAACCGTTGGCATCGAGCTTTCGCTTTCGCTTTCGGTGTCGGTCTCGGTCTCGGTATCATCGGCGAGGTCCCATATCCGAGTGTTCGCGACTTTTTGACTTTCCACCCGTCCTTCGTCCTCAAGTTTTCGGAGGCGTTTGTATGCTGTATCGTAGACACACCCCAGCGCGTCCGCAATGTCTCGCGTTCCGACCATATCCTCACGCTCCAGGGTCTCGATGATCGTGTCTGTTGAATACTGCGAAGCGTACAGTCCAGTTTCGGCGCGTTTCGTATTCCGACCTGGCGTATCTGTATCTGTATCTGTATCGGTGTCTGTGTTTTCAGCCATTCGTAAGTGTACATTTATTCCCCGTTTACTTAATCCCTTACGCTTACCCTCAAGGACAAACTTTATACCATTACGGATACAAATAAGGGTATAGGGAAAGCGGTCACTGGACGTTTATTTTACAGTAAAAACGTCCCGGTGTTAGCGCACCGAGACCGGTTTCTTGGAGTGAAACCATGTCAAACGAAGATTGCGAAACCAAAGACAGTATCGAAACGCGAACCGAACGAGCACTGACCGAGTGCATGACCGTCTTACCAGATCACGGACGCGCTGAAGACGCTCCCGGTCTCTTTGTTGTCGTTGGTGAGAATTGTAACGGAGAGTACTTAGTCGATACCCGAACCGAATCATGCGAGTGTAAGGATGCAAAATATCGAGACCCTGAAGGCGGCTGTAAACACATCCGACGCTGCCGGATTGCACAAGGCGAAACTCCAGTGCCAGCGGGTGCACTCGGTGAGATTACGATAGATTCAACCTTTGGAGCACAACTTGAAACGTCCGCGAAGTTCGCAACGGCTGACGGTGGCATAATTGACGCTGAAAGTGGTGAGAAGATCAGCGATGAAACCGAGAGTACTACGTCCTGGAGTGACCCAATGGCAGAGACCGATAAATACGGAAAGCCAACGGGTGACCACTATGTTACGTGCCAAGAGTGTGGCATCGAAGTGTTGACTGCGCTGGCTGATTGCGCCACTCATCGCGAGGGGTGTTCGGAATGAGTCTCACCCAATGCAGACAGTGCGAAGAATGGTGCAAAGGTGAATTTTGTAGTGAGCAATGTGAGGAAGATCACAAACACCGTGATATGGCACTCTGAGTATCAAAATCAGTAGTCGCAACTGGGGATTTACGTCCCCGCTCTTTTTGGATAGGGGTATAGTGCGCTGCACTGTGCCCCCACAAAAGAGTAATCGAATATGACAGACGTAGATACTCAAGAGGTCGAATAATGAGCGCAAGTATCAAAACGAGAGTGAACAGTATTGCTGAAGGACTTAACGGAGATGAGCGAATTAAGAGCAAAGACATAATCGAAATTAAATACGAAGTGACCGAGCGCGGCGATGTGACCGAAGTGATTGCTGTGCTCACGGTCGGAGGTCCACACATAGAAGTCGAATGTCTACGCGGCGTAGTCTCAGGTCAGTGGTCCGGTGAGACTTTTAGACGTGGCATCGAGAGCGAAGAGGTCCATGATTATGGTAAAATGTTGGCTGATCGTATGGAATCGAGGATAGATTAAAAATCAATGGTGACTCATCTCGCGGCGCTGAATTAGACATTTGTCGGTAAGTCTTACTCCTTTTCTTTTCTTGTCTCTGTTTGCTTACTCTTTTTCTTTGTCACCACTGCGAAATACACCTCATATGGTAAGTGTTCAATCTGATATGTTTGCACAAGAGAATAAAATCATAATCGCAGTCATGCGGTTATTTGTCAAACGATTATCTGCTGTATCTACACGTATAGAATAGCTACTGTGTGAAGCTACAATAGTCAACAGTTTATCGTTATCTCCTATTTTTCTCTTCAGTGGCAAAATTATTCACCTGAATAAATTTGTCATTCTCTACGTCAGTGGGAAAATTAGCAACCTTACTAAATTTCCCAGTGTATGCTATCTTCGACCTCTTCCGTACATATCGCCCGAGGAAATGCCCAACCCCTGAGACTCATACCCCGAACCGACATTAACATCTTCCAGCGCATAATACGCAGCATCAAGGAGATCAGGGGAGGACCCACTTCCGAATTCAATCCATTCACGCACGAAGGGGCGGTGTCGCTTATCATATCCCAGGTTTTCATCGACCGAGTGATTACATAATTTGACATCGCCGCGTTCAAAGAGGACCGACATATCTGTAATTCGTTCTTGTTTTGACTGATTGCCTGGACTGACTGACTGAATTGTTCCTTCGACCTTTCGCTTGGCTTCTTGAATAAACCATTTCTGAGCAGCGACATCTTCGATTTTAACAGTTGGTTGGGGCACTCGACTGGCAAACTGCGAGAGCCATGTAATTGATTGCCGGAGAGTCATTCCACGCTCACGTTCAACATCGAGCACTAACGCCTTCCCGTTAGATCGGTCATATCCAACTAAAACCGCCGCTGTATAATCGCTATCTGAATCGTTCGCTTTTCGTTTGGACTCTACATATGCCAAATCGACACCAATGTAGAAGACTAAGTTTTCGCCACCGTTATAATCCGATTCATCGACAAACGACAATTGCTCACGATTAAGAAGATTACCTTCACCCGCTGAAAAGCCGCCATGCAATGCCTGACCTTCTCGCGAGGTATTGCCATATTGACGTTTGAAGCGTTCCTTCTCACTGTCGCTTAGATACGGATTTTCCAACGTGGACGCTTTCACCGTTTCAATGTTCAAGCCTATTTTATCGCCATTAGCATCAAGTCCCCGCTCGATGATGTCGAAAGCTGCGTTCTTTCCGTTTCCTGTTAGGGTCCATAATTGCGTTTGAGGTCCACCAACGCCACGCAATCGAGACCCCAACATTTCGAGAAGATCGTGTAAATCATCGCCATAATGACCGACCTCATCCGCCCATACACCACCGTAACTATCGCCAGCGTATCTATTCCAGCGGTCAGCGCTTCCGAGTTTAATCACTGAATCGTTTACTAACGTCAGTCGGTGGTCTTGTCTGTTGTAATCGACGATGATCGGGGATTGCTCCGGTCCGTTATATGAAGACGTGACGATACCCGTCCGGTCTCCGGGTAACTGCTCGAATAAGACTCTAAAGGTGGTGTCACGCGCTTTTTGAAAGTCAATACCTAACGCCAAAAATCGACTACTATCGTATTGTAAAGCCTGTTTAATTAGCCATCGAGCCCCTGAAACGGTCTTCCCGCTGCCATAACCCGCAGCGAGGACTGAGATATCTGTATGCTCTTGATTGGCTTTTTCAATTGCACGACGCTGCGCTTCCCATGTATCATACGTCAGTGTGTTACTCTCAGGGTCCCAATCCATACCGTCCGGTCGTTTCGAGGGGTTCGCTTCTCCCCATTCAATCGCCGGGGTCTCGGTCTCGGTGACACTTGTCTGAGAAATAA